TATTGATACATCAGCGGATGACACACTTATTGTGTTGATGATTGAAACCGCTCGTGTATGGTGTGAAAATTACATTTCAAGGGATATTGTGCCAAAAAATCGAACATATTATTTAGACACAACAACAACGGGATTGATTGATATTCCCTTTGCTCCAGTGGCATCAATTGAATCAATTACAATCAATGATGAAGCTGCAACGTACACAATACTCGGTTTGGACAATGAAACCATTGAATTGGATGGTGGTGCTGCGGAAAAGGTGAAAATAACATATATTACAAATGGCATCAATAATTCACTTGTAAAACAAGCAATTTTACAAACTGTTTCAACTTATTATGATAATAGAACTAATTTCATAAGTGATCAAGGGCAAACATTAAATGTGATACCAACTGACGCAAAAAATATATTAATATCTTATAAAACAATGTTTGTATAATGAATTTAGGTAAATTTGATACAAGGGTTAAAGTATTACGCATCAGTAAACGCCCTGACGGTTTTGGTGGGTTTACCAACTTTGAATCATTGGTAAATGTGTTTTGGTGTAAATTTAAAGAGTTTTCCGGCGAAGTAATACAAGCGGAAGGTGTAAGACAGTTAAAAAAGGAAATTGAGCTTGTTTTAAGAAAAAAAGCAGGGGATCAGATTTTATTCAGTGATGTAATCCAATTGGAATCAACAGGTGAAAAATATGATATAACTGAAATTTTTGAATACAAAATAAACGAGTATACAAAAATAAAAGCAATCTCATTATGAAAGCATCTGTAAAAATCAATCAAGCGGATTTGGCAAAGTTGAATAAAAAACTTGCACAATTACAAAAGTTTTCAAAACAGGAACTTTCAAGTGAAATTGGAAGGGGTGCAATGGAAATTGTTGGAAGGGCAAAACAATCCGCAGCCAAAGATACTGGAGCATTGCGCCAAAGCATCAATTCGGAGGCATCTGGAAAAGGTGTTGCGATTGTTGCTGATATTGATTATGCGCCTTATATTGAGTTCGGAACGGGATCATCAGTAAGTTTAACGGATATGAAGGAACTTGGCATTCCTGATTCGTATGCAGCGCAATTCAAAGGCAAAGGAATTCGTGAAGTGAATTTACCCGCACGACCATTTTTCTTTTCATCCGCAAGGGTGGGTTTTAACAATATGCTCAAACGAGTGGATAAAAAACTTAAAAAATTACTATGAGAGAGGTTATACATCATATTCGTAGATCAATAATTGATCGCCTTGATAATAACGTTTTTTTACGTGAAAATGTTGTGCCAATTTACAATCGTGTTCCATCTGACGTTCAATATCCTTTTGTAAGAGTTTATTCTGTTTCAAATAATGAGGTGGATGAAAACCAGAGTACATTCAATTCCGAAGTGATAACAAGGATTGAAGTTGTCACGAGGTTTGAAACTGATTTGGGTGGGGAATTAGATTGCAACCTAATTGTTGATCAATGCCTATCTTTGTTGCGTACAAGATCACAAAACTATTTTAAATTGGATTTGCAAGGATTTAATGTGTACACTTCAAAAAATGAAGGTGTAAAATATATTGAAAAAGATTTGAACTATTACACATATTTTCGAGGTATAATTGAATTATCAAACAGAGTTGAGCAAATACCAGCATCGGGAGGATTACAAAACGAATTACAATTTGAACTACAATCATAATGGCAAAAATAACATTCACAAATAAAACGGACAATCAAACATCGGAACTTGCGGAAATTTACAAGGTTACCGCATCCAATGTAAACGAAATAAAAACAAGCGTAAATGCAATATATGATGATCAAGGCGGTTTTGCCTTTTATGAAGATACTGCAACCGAAACAATACCAATCAACTTAATTCAAAATACTTGGATTGATTTAACAAACAACAAGGCGGGTGATGCTACAGAAGTTGGATTCAAACCTCCCTATGTCAACAATGACTTGTGGAACTCATCAACCAACACAATTGATTTGAGTGAAATTCCAGTTGGGAAAGTTTTATTGATTCGCAATGATTATGATATCACAACGGGTACTGCAAACACACGAATGGATTCAAGATTGTATTTTCCAGATACAACAAAAAGCGTTGAGTTTGCACATGACTTGATTGCAACATCTGGGGATGAGGTGCGTTATTCACGCACAACTCAATTCTTTGTAACAAGCGCAATCAAAACAAGCGGTGTGAAAATACAAGTGAAAGTTGATAAGAATGGAGCAACCGCAAGGGTTGAGGATTTTCAAATCACAATTTTAAGTTTTTAATGAAGCATTTTAAAATTAGCGAATTTGATTCACCTGATGAAATTGGAAGTGGTGAGCGTATGAATGATGATGTGTTGAAAATGATTGATCAGGCACGTGAATTGTTTGGCAAACCAATACGCATCAATTCAGGGGTACGCACAAAAAAAAGGAATGAAATGGTTGGGGGAACAAAATCATCAAGCCATTTGAAAGGTTACGCAATTGATGTGAGTTGCGACAATTCAGCGGATCGATTTCGTTTGATTGAAGTTTTGATGCTTGTTGGATTTAATAGATTAGGGATTGCCAAAACGTTTATTCACGTTGATAATGATCCCGATAAAAGTAAAAATGTTATTTGGGTGTACTAATGAAAACACTGTTTGCGAAATTATTGGGATTGAATAATGGTGGCCAATCATCACTCGGTGAATTTGCAAAGGATTTGCGTGAAGCAATCAAAGGCAAGGAAATTGATCCTGATAAAATGATGGAACTTGTGAAGGTACAAAGTGAAATCAACAAAATGGAGGCACAACATCGGAGCATATTTGTTGCGGGTTGGCGGCCATTCATCGGTTGGATTTGTGGGATTGCACTTTTGTACAATTTCATCATTCGTGATTTAATTGCGTGGGTTTCACCTGATGTGATGCCTCCTGCAATTCAGATGGATCAACTAATCACCATACTATTGGGGATGCTTGGTTTGGGTGGATTGCGTACCTTTGAAAAAATAAAAGATAAAACGAAATAAATGGGAGTAAAAGATACTGCAAATTTGGCGATGATTCCCGCAGCGTATGCGGAGGACAAAGTTTATTCCGTTGTGCCATCCGATGGTGATGGGGATTTCACATTCACACGCACTGGATTAGGCACACGCATCAACAAGGGCGGATACATTGAAACAATGGCGGAAAACGTGCCTCGTTTGAATTATCGTTTGGATGCGGATGGAAACCCAAAGGGATGCCCTGAATTGCTTTTGGAGGAATCAAGAATAAATTACATTTCAAGATCGGAGGAATTCAACCTTTGGGGTGATGTTGGTGTAACAGTTACACCAAATGCAACAATTGCGCCTGATGGAACTCAAACCGCTGACAAATTAGTTTCAAATGCAAATAATTGGAGGAAATCACAAAGTTTTTCAGGATCAAGTGGCACAACTTATTCGGTGAGTGTTTTTGTTAAATTAGACACAAGCACATCAACAACCACGACACAAATTGAAATTTTCAAAGGTGCAAGTGGGTTAGTTTGTGATTTTAATTTATATAACGAAACAATAGCTGAAAATACAGGTTTGAACGATCCGTTTATTGAAAAATACCCAAACGGTTGGTTTAGGATTGGAGGCACATATACTGCAAATGGCACAACACAAATAATGTATGTATATCCTTCTTCTGGTTATAGTGTTAGCGGAACAATGTTTTTTTGGGGTGCGCAAGTAGAGGCGGGATCAACAGTTTCATCATACATTCCAACAGGTGCATCACCAATCACACGCAACAGGGATTCCGCAACACTCACTCCATTTGTGGATATGGCAAGTGATTATCCAATCACTGTTTATTGGAAAGGGCGAATCACAAATCTCAATGGTAACAATACGGGTTTTTCAATTTATCAAAATGGATATGGATCAAGATATTTAATGCTTACGTTCAATTCATCATCGCAATTATTATTGAGGAGAAGGGATTCAGGGGGTGAGGATTTGGATTACATTTCCTACACAACACAAATTGGTGATATTAAAAAAATTGCAATAAAATTCACAAGCAATACATCTGCAAAAGTTTATGTTGATGGATTGGAAGTTTTAAATTTAAGCGGTGGCACTGATATAGATTATTCATACGATTGTGTGAACATTGGCACACGATCAATTGCAGGTGATACAAATTTAAGAAATCCCGCTGATGAATTATTCGTGTGGAACAAGGCACTCACAGATGCGGAAATGGTTGATGTTACTTCTTATAATGCATTTGCAGAAATGGCAACAGGGCAACAATATACAATACAATAAAAATGGCAGATCCAAAATTAAAATTAGGCAATGATATCTGGGCAACGAAACAAAAAAGTTTGTTGGCATATAACGATGAGGGTGGCAATTTTAAAAGTTTGCCATTTCGAGTTGATAGGATTTCGGGCGGAACTTATTTAGGGCGCAATGGATTGGTGCAATACGCTGCATCCAATGAGCCACGAGTTGATTTTTTAAACAACACAAAAGGTGGTTTATTGCTTGAGCCACAAAGGACAAATTTTGTTTCCCCTAATAATTCGCTCACAGGTTATACGCTTAATGGTGTATCAACTACAAACAATGATGCTATTGCTCCAAATGGAACAAATGAGGGCGCAAAAGTACAAGCAACCACATCAGGAACTGCGGTTGTGTTTAAGGGATTTTCTACGACTTCATCAAATGCTACACATAATTTTTCAGTGTTTGTAAAGGCAGGTACGCACAATATCTTGCAAATACAAGAAGGTTTTGCAGGGGCAAATATAATTGTAGATTTATCAGACGGCACAGAGGTTTCAAGTCAAAATGCAACAAATAAAAAAATAGAAGAATACCCAAATGACTGGTATAGAGTTTCTTTTAATTTTACATCAAATGGAACAAATTTACAGTTTTCGATTTATTTTAGCGGTAGTTATTCATCAGGGGATAATTATTATGTTTGGGGTGCGCAGATAGAAGCAGGAAGCTATCCAACAAGCTACATCCCAACATCAGGCGGTGCCGTTACGAGGGGGGTTGATAGTGTTGAATATGACCGTTTTCCCGATGATTTCATCAATAGTACGGAAGGCACTTTGTTTGTAGATTTTGAGTATCTATATGAAACAACAACAAGTTCATCAACAGATGGGTTGCGTGATATTATGGTTTTGGGAACTTCATCGGATATAAGCGAAGGTATATCAATTGACAATTATAGAAGTCAATTCAGGGTGTTTGTTCAAGGTAGTGGAATGAGTACACAAATTTTGGGTAACAATAGCACAGGCGCAGCACAACCAAATACACGTTACAAATTAGCTGTAAAATACAAAACGGGTGATTGCAAGGCATATTTGAATGGAAGTTTATTAGGAAGTGGAACGGGAACAGTCAATTTTGTTGCTGATTTGGATGGTTTTTTCTTTTCTTACAACAGTTCATCACGACCATATAAAAACCAAAAACACGTTTATGATTTACAATACTTTGATGAAGCACTTTCAGATTCCGAACTTGCAACACTAACAACAATTTAAATTTTAAAAAATGAGCCATATATTTAAAAAATATGAATTTCCTGATGAAGCAACTGCGGATTCATTGATTGATGCATTGCCATCACAATATGATGAGGAATTGGATGAAACACATCCTGATCACAAGCACGTGATTGTGAAATTATATCATCCAATCGTGGAGCAACCAGTTTATGATGATGAGGGCAATATCGAAACCGATGCAGTATTGGCGGAAAACTTTTCCGTTGATGTACTTTGGCAAGGTATTGAAGCGCAACCAGATGATTGGGAGCAATACGAAATCACATTAACTGACAATGGAGTTCATTCCTTTTTTGGGATTGATTATATATAAAAAAAATGGGAGTTATCAATGGTACAAATTTTCTTTTGTACAAGAGTGATATCGATCCAAAGGTTGCCCAATTTCAAGGGCGGGTTTTGAATGATGGTGGCACTCTTGAAGCGTTGAATTGTGTGCGTGATGCGTTTGAGGATGAAAAAATTGTACTTGGGCATTCCACATCAACAACGGTTTCATTGAGCGTTGATTTGCCCGAATCCACTTCAAAGGATTCCAATGGTTTTCGTGAAGTGATTGCAGGTGTTCGATCGGGTGAAATTGCAGTTGATGGATTGGTTGATTATGGTGATGCATTAAATTTCAACGAATTGGCAACAATGATGCTCACAAAACAAAAGGCGGAATTCTATTTTGAGGATTCCACAAGTTCATTGTATATTTTTAATGGTGAGGGATATATTGAATCCGTTGAACAAATTGCAGAAATGGAAAACTCGGTTTCATATTCAGTTGGAATTTCACTCACTGGATTGATGACATTGAATTAAAAAAATATAGTATATTTGTATAGAATTAAAAAATTATAAGCTATGCCAACAACGGGTGTATTTAACGGAACAAATCTGATTCTTTCAGTAGAGGGAACAAATTTAGGGCATACAACTTCATGCTCATTAACATTATCAACTGATTTGCCAGAGGCAACAACAAAAGATTCAAACGGATTTCAAGAGGTTATCGCAGGGGTGATGAGCGGTGAAGTTTCATTTGATGGATTAGTCACTTATGATGATACATCAAACGTAACTGAACTTGCTGATTTTCTTTTGGCACGTACACAATTGACTGTTGTATTCGGAACTGAAACAACAGGTGATCGTATTTTCACTGCGGAAGGTTTCCTTTCATCACTTGAGCAAAGTGCGGAAATGGAATCACCTGTTTCATATTCAGGATCAATCACATTAACTGGAGCAATTACTGCATCAGACAAAGCATAATGAATTGAGCGCAATTTGAGGGGATTGCGCTTTTTATTTTTTTACTATGGCAAACAAACAACGGGGATACTACTCCATTAAACTTGGCGGGAAAATGCGCAAGTTGCATTTTTCAATGAACTTTTGGGCAAACTTCACTGATACATTGGGCATTTCGCTTGACAAGATTGGTGACATATTTGGTGATGGAATTTCACTTGGCACAATTCGTGCGCTTATTTATTCCGCAATACTTGCAAATGATCAAGAGGAAGGAAATGAAATTGACTACAATGAATTCAAAGTTGGGGTTTGGCTTGAGGATTTGGAGGCGGAAAAACTTGAGGACATTGTAAGTGCAATGATGGAATCCAGAGTGCTTGGCAATGATTTGAATCAAGGTGTGAAGCGCAATGTTGTGAAATCAACAGAAAAAAAAACGAAACCCTAACTCCCGAAAAACTCACTTGGGATGATTTGATGGATTATTTCATCGGTCAAGTAGGGATTGATCCTGATAAATTTTGGAAACACACTTGGAAGGAAAATCACCTTTTGGGTGAATCATATTACATTGCCAACAATAAGGAGTGGGAACGCATCCGATATTTGGCAGCAATGGTGTACAATGTGAATGCTCAAAAACGTTCACAAATGATTGATCCTGAAAAGTTGTTTTCATTGCCTCAAGATATATATGCCAAAATGGAAAAGAATCGACCAAAATCCACAAAGGACAAATACAATTCATTTTTAGACAAAGTCAAATCAGCGACATTTGATAAAAAATTAAAGATGTAGGATTTTTGTATTTTTACATCTAAATTCTACGGATGGCAAATAATCAATTGAAAGTTACTTTATTGGGTGATGCATCGAAACTGAATGCAACACTCAAAACCGCATCAGGGCGGTTGAAATCATTTGGTAAAAGCACAACCGCAGTTGGCAAATCACTTCAAACAAGATTAGCATTACCATTGGCATTGGCGGGTGGTGCTGCAATCAAAATGGCAACGGATTTCGATAAGTCAATGACAAAGGTCAAATCGCTTGTGGGAATCGCAGGTGATGAGGTTGATCGTATGGGTGCAACTGCCAAAACAATGGCAAAGGAATTTGGTGTTTCATCATCAAAGGCAGCTGAAGCATTGTTTTTCATAACATCTGCGGGATTGCGTGGTGATGAGGCAATGCAAACATTGGAGGCATCATTGAAAGCATCCGCAGTTGGGTTGGGTGAAACTGCAACGATTGCAGATTTGGCAACCTCCGCAATGAATGCATACGGATCGGACACACTTGGAGCAGCAAACGCAACGGATGTATTGACCGCTGCGGTGCGTGAAGGTAAATTATCATCAGAGGATTTGGCGGGTGCAATGGGTGCGGTGTTACCAATGGCATCAAATATGGGTGTGCAATTCCACGAAGTTGGTGCTGCATTCGCTGCAATGAGTAGAACGGGAACAAACGCAAGTGAAGCAGCAACGCAATTGAATGCCATTATGCTTGGTATTATGAAGCCAACAAAAACCGCTGCGGACAATATGGAATTGCTTGGATTGAGCAGTGCGGGATTAAGGCAGCAAATCAAGGATGAAGGATTGTTATCCGTTATGAATACATTAAGGGATGCATCGGAGCAAAATGCAGGTGCATTTGAACTTGCGTTTGGTAGTGTTCGTGCATTGCGTGGGGTGCTTGATCTTACGGGAAAAAGTATGGATTCAACTCGCACGATTTTTGAGAATATGAATAATACTGCGGGGATGACACAAACCGCATTTGATGAAACCGCTCAATCCGCTGAATTTAGATTGCGCAAGGCAATGAATTCATCAAAGGAATCATTCGCACAACTTGGCGCAACTTTACTCACTGGATTTTTGCCAATATTCCAACAAGTTTCAACTGTAATTCAAAAAGTATTCAAAGCATTTTTTGATTTAGATGAAGGCACTCAAAAACTCATTTTGGGATTGGGTGCATTCGCAATTGTATTGCCAACAATAATCACATTGATTGGCACACTTACGACATTGATGGGAGCGTTGCTTTCACCTGTTGGATTGGTTGCAGCTGCTATTGCGGGTGTTGCTTTTATCATATACAAAAATTGGAGTGAAGTGTTGCCCGTTGTGGTTGGTTTATACAATCAATTTGTGGATTTATACAATGGATCGGAGGCACTTCGCAAAGTGATATATTTCCTCAAGGCAGCATTTCAAACAGTTTTCACATTTGCAAAAACGCAAGTGATGTTAGTAATCAATTCATTTTCAACAATGTGGAAACTCATCAAGGAGTTTTCCGAAAAGGGTTTCAAAGGATCATTCAAGCAAATTTTGTCAGATGGTTTTGATGAATCTATTGATATTGTAAAAAGTGCAGGTGAGGAAATTGGTGATAATTTTACCGATGCAATGAGCGATGCAGTTGGATCAACACTTGAAAAGAAAACTGTTGAGCAAGTGCAAGGCGCACTTACAAATGTGAAAGATCAAGTTTCCGGATTTGTAACGGGATTGATTGGTGATGTTGGTGGTGGCACAGGTACTGCACCCGCAAAAGGCACATCGGGTGGTGGTGGCGCAACTACAATGCAGCCAACGCATGGATTCATTGGTGCAACGGGTGTGCCAGAATCAGGCGGTGGCGGTGGTGGCGCAACTACAATGCAGCCATCACATGGATTTATTGGTGATTTAACTTTGCCTGATCCCGATCCTGAAATTGAAAAAGTTAACAGAATTAGCGATGCACTTTCCAATATGGGAATGTCAATGGAGCAAATCAAGGAAACCGCTGATTTGGTTGGCGGATCTGTTGCCAATGCGTTTGACAATATGAGTCAAGGATTGGTGAATTCACTTGGTTTAGCAAAAAATGGTTTTGAGGGTTTTATTGGAGGAATGATTTCAACCGTTCTGCAACTTATTTCAATGATGTTGTCACAATCAATTGCACAAGCGATTGCAGGTGCAACTGCATCTGGTGCAAGTACAGGTCCAGCTGCGGTTTTCACAACTCCTGCATTCATTGCAACTGCGGTGGGTGGTGTAATGAGCGCATTTGCTGCAATTCCAAAGTTTGCGGATGGTGGTATTGTTTCAGGTACAACGTTGGGTGTAATGGGTGAATATACAGGCGCAAAACAAAATCCCGAAGTGATTGCACCATTAAACAAATTGGAGGCAATGATTGGTGGTAAACAAACACAACAAGTAAATGTAGGTGGTGAGTTTAGAATTCAAGGACAGGATCTTGTGGTTGCACTGCAAAGGGCGGAACGCAATCGCTCACGATTAAAATAAAAAAATGGCATACGGGGTTAAATATAGATTGATTTTTTCTGATTTATTGGGCAATGGAAAAAAGGTTGAAATCTTGCAAGATGGATATACTGGTGATGTTTTGCCAATGATTGGAACAGGCAATCCAGTTGAAATTGAATGGGAGGGTGATGATGATTTTTACAATCCCATAATTGGATCAAGTTGCACAATCAATTTGCTTGTCACTGATGATGTGACTTATGATGATTTTTTCAGAGGAAATGAGGAGGAATATCGTGTTAAAATTTATTATGATAGGGGTTTGATGGAATCATTTCAAGATCGTGTTGAAGCGTATCAAACAAATGCAGGGTATTTTGAATCGCCATATTGTATATCGGACACACTATTGCAAAACAATACAATTTCAAGTGATTTCACAAAAAGAGTTTTGA